ATTCGCTCAATGGTAGCGAGTGGAGCTGGCGAAGTAGTAAAAGAAATCAAGACAGAGGAGAGAAAGGATATGAAGGATATCAAGGAGTATAGAAACTCACAGGAGTACATGAATTTATATGCAGAGTATTTGAAGACAGGCAAGGACGATGAGATTCGTGCTGCACTTCTCACAACAAATGCAACAGATGGAACAATCGCAGTTCCTGATATGGTTTATGACATCATCAAGACAGCTTGGGACAAGAACGAGATTATGAATCTTGTACCAAAGACAGAGGTCAAGGGAAATCTCAAGGTCAACTTTGAAATCTCTGGAACAGATGCTGTTGTTCACACAGAAGGTTCTGGCGCAGTTGCAGAGGAAGAGCTTGTTGAAGGCATTGTTGAACTCGTGCCTGCATTCGTTAAGAAGTGGAAGTCATTCTCTGATGAGGTTATGGCTATGCGTGGAGAAGCATTCATCCAGTACATCTATGATGAGTTGGCATACAGAATCGTTAAGAAGATGGCTGATTTGCTTATTGGACAGATTGCTGCACTTCCAGCAACAGCAACAGCAACATCAGTTTCAGCAAACAAGGTTGAGACAGCACCTGTTGTTGGAGCAGTAGCACAGGCACTCGGTCAGTTATCTGACGAAGCAACAAATCCTGTTGTTGTAATGAACAAGGCTACATGGTCATTGTTCAAGGCTGCACAGTACGCTAATGGCTACAATGTAGACCCATTCGAGGGATTTGATGTTCACTTCAACAATTCACTTCCTGTATATGGTTCAGCTTCAACAGGAGCGGTTTACGCAATCGTTGGAGACTTTGCAGAAGGTACTCTTGCTAACTTCCCTAATGGAGAAGAGATTGAGTACACATTCGATGAGTTAACTCGTAAGAAGGAAGACCTCGTTGAAGTTCTCGGCAAGGTTTATGTTGGACTTGGTGTTATCGGAGACAAGTCATTTGCTCTCTTAACAAAGCCAGCAGAAGCATAGGCGGTGTCTTATGAGAGTTAAGGTGTTAAAGCCTTTTGCAGACAAATTCACTCATGCAATGTACGCAACCGGCACAGTTATTGATGTCGATAAGGACAGAGCTGAAGATATGGTATCGAGAGGACTTGCTAGTTCTCTCGAGCCTAAATCTGCACCAAAGAAGGCAACAAAGAAATCAGTTAAGAAAGAGGATTAGAACATGGCATTGTTAGACGATGTGAAAGTTGCTTGTCGAGTGACTTCGACAACATTCGATTCAGAATTGAATATGTTGATAGAATCAGCAAAGGTTGATTTAGGTATTGCAGGGGTTGAACTTCCTAATGAGTTGGATTCGATTTGCAATGTGGCGATTATCACTTATTGCAAAATCCATTTTGGCAATCCTGACAATGTTGATTTTTTACAGAAGAGTTATGACGAGCAGAAGTCTCAATTGTCTATGGCTACTGGCTATACGGATTGGGGGAATGAGTAATGGATGAGCAAGGATTGTTAACTTATTATTCGTTGGAAAATATCTCTCCCAAAGGTCTGAAGCCTGTTCAGAAACTCGTCAGAAAAGGTCAGGCATATTATGAGGAGCGACAGGTTGGTGTCCAGAGAATGTATGCTGCACTTGGAGCAAATCGCAGAATTGATAGCCTGGTAAGATGTTTCAATACAGAAATTAACGAAGGTATGGTTGTGACTTTTGATGATCAGGCGCAGTATCAAGTTGATGCTATGCAGAAGGTCATCGGAAAAGATGCAATCGACCTAACACTTGTTAGAATGGAGAAGACATATGAAATCTATGCAGAACCTACTATCTAACCTATATCTGAATTTGGTTGAGATTGAGGGACTCGATGTGTATCACTTCGAGAGACCCGATGATTATGAGTTACCATATGCAGTCTGGTCAGAGCTGGGCGAAGCTGATTCATTCCACTCTGACAATGACAAGCAAGACCAAGTGTTGAATGGTTCGCTTGATTTCTTCACACAGACAGAGTTTGATTCACTCGCTGATGACATTCAAGAGAAGCTAAATTCGATTGAAGGTTGTGGATGGACCTTAAGTTCTGTTCAGTATGAAGACGAAACCAAGTTGATTCACTATACTTGGGATTGGGAGTTGGTTTGATATGAAGATGGATTTAAAGACTAGCGGATTGGGTGAGACTTTGGCTATGTTGGAGAAAGTAACCAATATAGAGGATGTTCAAAAGGTCGCAATATACAAAGGCGCAGGAGTGGTTGCAGATATAATGAGAGATGAAGTTCATTCACTCAAAACCTCTGACAACTACGCTAGATCCAAAATGAGATATTGCTACCCAGAAGACAAGCAAGCCTTGTTGGATGGATTGGGTGTTGCAGGGATGAAATCGGATGGCGACTCGGTTAACACCAAAGTCGGATTCGATGGCTATTTCACAGGAAAGAACGGAGAGAAAATCCCACTTCCAATGGTAGCGAACTCAATCAACGCAGGCACATCGTTCATGTATAAGCAACCATTTATTCAAAAGACAATGTCGAAAGCAAACAAAAAGGCAGTCGCAGAGATGCAGGATGCCTTGGATGAGCAAATAGACAAAATTACAAAGTAACCTAGAGATTGGCATTGAGCCAGTCTCTTTTTTTAGTTGAAAGGAGAAAAAATCATGGCAAACGGCAAAGTATGCACAGGATTTTCAAAGCCATATGTAGCAGTTCTTGGTTCAACTGGCTACACAGATGGACAAATTCTCGCAAGGGGTGTTGAAGTTTCAATTGAGCCTGAATCTTCTGACCCAGAGAACTTTTACGCAGACAATATCATTGCAGAGACAATTGGGGGGCAGTTCACAGGCGGAACTTGCACTCTTACTGTTGACGGATTGCACCAGAATGCAGAGAGACTTATCGCAGGACTTCCAGCACCTGACACAGAAGGTTTCCTCAACTATGGCAATGATCAGGCGACTCCATATGTCGGAATCGGTTTTGTAATGAGATATATCAGTGGCGGAGTAACATCCTATGCACCTGTTATTCTCACAAAGGCAATTCTGAATCCACAGACATTGAGTGGAGCTACACAGGAAGAGTCTGTTGACTTCCAGACACAGGAACTTGAATTCGCATTAACTCGCGATGACAACGGAGTTTGGAAGAAGGTTGGAGATGGTCTTGCGACAGAAGCGGCAGCAGAAGCCAAGATTCAGACATTCTTCGGAATCACACAGGGATAGAATTTTATTGAGGGCGGGGGTTGATTGGATTTCAACCCCTTGTTTTTAAGAAAGAGAGGACTATTAAATGAGAGAAGTACATTTCATTCGCTCGGTATGGGCGGAAAGACAGTTGTCAAAGTTGTGTCCGAATAACAACATCAGCAAACTTGATGAAGTGTTGGCAACAGAAGACTTTGACAAGCAGATTTCTACAATTGAGCGCATCATCATTATTTTGAATGAAGCGTATTGTCGCAAGGAGAAATTCTTGAATCCAAATTTCGATGAAAAACCAATCACAATTGAAGAGCTGGATTGTCTGACCGAAGACGAGCTGATGGAGTTATCAAATAAGGCTTTTGAGTCGTTTTCAAATGATGGCAAGGTTGAGATTGAGACCGAACCAAAAAACGAAAAGGCAGAGCCAATGATAGAATCTATTTAACAGATTCGTGGCTTATCTATTGGGGGCATCAGATGAATATGTCAAGAGAAGAAACCCTAAACACAAGGTGGGGAGAATTCCAAGACCTGTTATCTTGTCGAGCAATAGAAAATGGTTCTGCAAAACAAAAGCCACCTAAAAAGAAATGGGATATATTCGAGGTATTGTCACTCGAATAGAAAGGATGGAAGATGGCAACTATCGGTGTTAGAGTCCAATTGGACGGAGCGCAGACCTATAAACAGAATATGTCGGCTATAACCCAACAGACCAAGACCTATCAGAGCCAAGTCAAGCAGTTGACTACGGAAATGAAGAACAATGGTCAAACAATAGCCGGTAATTTAGAAAGACAAAAAGCTCTAAAAAGCCAATTGGAAAGCCAAAAGCAACAGGCAGAGTTGCTGACAAGTGAAATTGCAAAGCAGACAGAAAAATATGGTGCGAATTCCAAGCAAGTAATGAAGCTGGAAGAACAACTGAATAAATGTAACATTGCCATATCTAATACAGAAGCCGAACTCAAGTCAAGCGGTGGAGTATTAGGTGCTTGGGGCGCAAAACTTCAGGAGATTGGCGATAATGTCAAATCAGCAGGTAGCAAATTGTCATCCATTGGTTCGTCATTGTCCAAGAATGTAACAGCTCCAATTGTAGCGGTCGGTGCGGCTGCTTCGGTTGCTTGGCATGAGGTAGACGAAGCCTATGACAACATAGCGACAAAGACAGGAGCAACAGGCAAGGCTTTGAAAGAGCTGACCAATGTTGCAGACAATATAGCAACATCAATTCCTGCATCGTTTGATGAGGTTGGCAATTCGGTCGGAGAAGTTAACACTCGATTTGGTGTAACAGGAAAGCAGTTGCAGGATTTGTCTTCGCAGTTCATTCAGTTTGCAAAAGTCAACGGAATAGATGTGACTAGCGCAGTTGATTCAGTTCAGTCTGCAATGGCTGCTTTTGGAGTTAGTACAAGTCAGACAGGAGTATTCCTGGACACATTGAACAAGGCAGGACAAGACACAGGAATTTCTGTTGAACAGTTGGCTAGTCTTATGACAACCAATGCTGCGGCAATGAAAGAGATGGGATTCTCTGCAAGTGACACAGCGATGTTTATTGCGAATCTGTCTAAACAGGGTATTGATACATCTGTTGTGATGGCAGGAATGAAAAAAGCTCTAGCCAATGCGATTGCAGAAGGTAAACCAATGAACGAAGCAATGTCTGAATTGCAGAATACAATGGCAAACGCATCTTCTGACACAGAAGCTTATCAGAAAGCAATTGAATTGTTTGGAGCTAAAGCAGGTCCTGCAATTGCTGAAGCTTGTCAGAGTGGAAGATTATCATTTGACCAGCTCGGAACATCAATGGATGATTTTGCAGGGAATGTTGAAAACACATTCAATGAGACGCTCGACCCAATAGATCAGATGCAAGTCAACCTCAATAAGATGAAACTTGTCGGAGCTGACCTTGTCAAT